AGGCAAAAATCAAGCGCAAAGCCAAGATGGCTCGTGCGATGATTAAAAGAAAACGCTCACTAAGAAAAAGAGCATCATTGGGGCTATAAAAATGAAACTAATCAGAGAAACAGTCGAACAAGTCAGATACATGACCGAAGAAAAGAATGGCGTCAAGTCGCTATTCATCGAGGGTCCATTCCTTGTTGCCGACACGCCTAATCGTAACAATCGCATTTATGAGAATAAGATCCTCTCGAAAGAAGTTGGTCGCTACATGAGAGAATATGTAGAGAAGAACCGTGCTTTCGGTGAACTAGGGCATCCTGATTCTCCAACGATCAATCTAGATCGTGTATCGCATTTAATTACCAATCTACGCCAAGAAGGTAAGAACTGGATTGGTAAAGCAAAGATTCTTGAAACACCTATGGGTAAAATCGCAAAGAGCCTTATGGAAGGCGGCGCAACTCTAGGTGTGTCATCACGTGGCATGGGTTCACTAAAAGAAGTGAATGGTGTCAACATGGTGCAAGACGACTATTATCTAGCCACAGCGGCTGATATTGTAGCAGACCCTTCTGCTCCTGGTGCTTTCGTACAAGGCATTATGGAAGGGAAGGAATGGGTTTGGGATAATGGCGTTGTCAAAGAATTTGACGTCAACGCTTATTATAACGAAATTAAATCTGCAAAACAAAAGCAAATTGACGAAGTTTCGTTGAAGATCTTCGAAAACTTCTTGTCAAAACTTTAATTTTTATAAATATATTTACTTCTTCAGGAGTTAGAACAAAATGGCTAAGACATTATCAGAATCCGCTGCAGAAATCCTAAAGGCTTCTATGAATGGTAGAAAGCAGGATCCTATGCCATCAATGAACGCACCAGTAAATGATCTGGGCGGCGCAACACCAACCGATGATTATGCAGAAGCAGGACAAAGCGGCGACGGTGGAAAAGATCCATCAGTCGGCAAGCAAGCAGCTGCTGCAGTTAAGAAGTCGCCAACCCCAGGCAATAGAAAGCAAGACCAAGAAGGCACGCCAGGAAAGAGCGCAACACCAGCTGCTCCAAAGAAGGCATCAAATCCAGGTGCTGCTACTTTCGGTGACTCGGTAGAATACTCAGACGACGAAGAAGTCATCTCTGAAGATGAAGAAGTTACGACTGAAGAAGTCGACGAACTTTCAGAAGAAGAAATTCTTGCTGCTAAGAAAGAAATGATGAAGGAAATGGTTCGCAAGCACAAGGGCACGATGAAGGAAGATGTTGATGCGCTGTTCAACGGCGAATCGCTATCTGAAGACTTCCGTGTCAAGGCTACGCTAATCTTCGAATCAGCTGTACAGTCTCGCGTCGAAAAGATCGTTGAAGACGTTCTAGCTGACAACGACAAGGTTCTTGAAGAAGCCTATACATCAATCAAGACAGAACTGTCAGAACAAGTCGATGCGTATCTAAACTACGTCGTTGAAGAATGGATGACAGAGAATCAGGTTGCTGTTGAAACAGGTCTTCGCGCTGAACTGACTGAAGACTTCATCAGTGGTCTAAAGAATCTGTTCAACGAACACTACATCGAAATCCCTGACGAGAAGCTAGATGTAGCAGAAGAACTAGCAGTAAGAGTAGTTGATCTAGAAGAAGCATTCGAAGCTGCTAAGGTAGAATTCGATGCTGTTCGTGCAGAACTCAACGAATCAAAGAAGAATGAAGCAATTCGTAAGGCTTGCAGTGGTCTTACCGAAACGCAAATCGCAAAATTGAAGTCGCTCGCAGAGGGCGTGGAGTTCACCACAGAAGGTGATTTTGATAATAAACTCGCAACAATCCGCGAGAACTACTTCCCAACAAAGAAAATCGTGAGTGAGGTAAAGGTTGCCGAAGAGACGTCTGAGCCACAACCTGAAGTAGACACAACTGGCATTATGGCACATTATGTTCGATCAATTACAAAATCACTACCTAAGTGATAATCTAAAGAACTACGGAGAAATTTAAAATGTATCTTAACGAAACACATGCTAAGAAGTGGGCACCAGTTCTTGATCACCCAGAACTCCCAAAGATCTCAGATCCTTACAAGCGTGCAGTTACTGCACTCGTTCTGGAAAACCAAGAGCGTGCTCTAGCAGAAGAAGCGTCAAATTATGGACGCCTATTCGAAGCAACCCCTGTTAACATTGCTGGTGCCCCTGGCTCAGTAACGTCGGCTCAGGGTTCGGCAACAATGGCTGGCTTCGATCCAATCCTTATCGGACTGGTTCGTCGTGCACTTCCAAACCTAATGGCTTATGATATCTGCGGCGTGCAGCCAATGACTGGTCCTACTGGACTAATCTTTGCAATGCGCAGCAAGTACAGTGCTCCAAACGGTGCAGAAGCGTTCACAAACGAAGCTAACACTTTATGGGCAGGAACTAACGGAAATGGTACAGTTGCTGCCGGAATTACAGACCTTTCTGTCACAGGTGCCGCAAACGTCATTGCTGGAATGACTATGGCAAATACTGGCAGTGGACTCAGTACAGCCAGTGGCGAAACTCTAAACATGGCAAACATGGCGTTCTCAATTGAGCGCGTGTCGGTCACTGCTAAGACTCGCGGTCTACAGGCTTCGTACACGATGGAACTTGCTCAGGATCTTAAGGCTATTCACGGTCTAGATGCTGAAACAGAACTATCAAACATCCTATCGACTGAAATCCTTGCAGAAATCAATCGTGAAGTTGTTCGTACAGTCTATGCAACAGCCAACGTTGGTATCACTGGTCCAGCAAATTATGCTTTCAACCTATCAAGCAATACAGATACTTCTGGTCGCTGGCAGGTAGAAAAGTATAAGAGCCTCCTATTCGCAATCGAACGCGCAAGCAACAAGATTGCTAAGGATACTCGTCGTGGTAAGGGCAACCTGCTAATCGTCTCGTCAGACGTTGGCTCGGCTCTTGCAATGTCAGGTCTTCTAGACTACAACTCAGCACTTGCTAACAACACAAACCTAACTGTTGACGATACAGGTAATACCTTTGCTGGTACTCTGTTCGGACGCATCAAGGTCTATGTTGATCCATACTCGGTATCTGGTACAGACTATGTCGTAGTAGGATACAAGGGAACAACGCCTTATGACGCTGGTCTCTTCTACTGCCCATACGTTCCTCTACAGATGGTTCGTGCTATTGACCCAGACAACTACCAGCCAAAGGTTGGATTCAAGACTCGCTACGGCATGGTCGCAAATCCATTCGCAGACGGTACTTCGGGTGGTTCACTAGCTGGTGCTCTAACGACAAACACTAACGTGTACTATCGTAAGTTCAACGTGCTGAACATCAACCAGTAAGATCGGTTGAATAATAAGATTGCCATAAAAGGCAACTTTGAGGGGGACTTGAAAGAGTCCCCCTTTTTTATTACCTAAATAGTTGATGACCCAGAGGGCTAATCAATGACAGCATTAAATCGCAATCCAGCTAATTTCGATTTGCTACAATCAACAAAGTTTAGAGTGACGTTTGAACGTCTCCAGGGCTTGACTTATTTTTGCCAGTCAGCCAATCTTCCAGGAGTTTCTCTTACAGAAATCCCAGTGCCAACTCCGTTTGTAGATTTGTATGTTCCAGGTGAAAAGCTAGTATATGATACATTCAATCTGACGTTTTTGGTTGATGAAGACCTGCGCACCTGGACAGAGATCCATGATTGGATCCGCGGATTGACATTCCCTACAGACTTCAAGGAATACGTTGATCTTGCTAAGCAATCAAATGGTGCAAATCTAAGACGCACACTGAACTCGAAGCCTCAATACTCCGATGCATCAATGTCTATCTACACCAATAAAAACAACGTGAACTTTAGAATAAAATTGTACGAAGTGTTTCCTACAAGTCTTTCAACGATCATATTTAACACAGGCGACACAGCTGAAAATATTGTGACCGCCGATGCTACTTTTAGATTCTCTTACTATGACTATGAAAGAATCTAAGTATTGAGTATCACTTAACCGCCGACATACTGAGTATAGCGTTTGGATGGTCAAAAGTAAAGTATTGCGGAAAAATTGTTGGCTTTACTTTCACAGGTGAATCAGATATAATACTTGTTGACTCTTTAACCATGTACAACTTATGAAGCTACAAGCACCATCTCTAGAAAGTTTAATTGAGCAGTGGGAAAAGGATTCTGTTATTGATCAGACAGAACCAGGCAAAGAACTGATTCGTATTCCCATTCTTCACGCCAAGTATAATCGGTTCCTGACACTGCATAATCTAGCCAACAAACGCGCATCGCTTGAACTTGATCGTATGAAAAAGATCAAGTGGGCATATTATACAGGAAAGATGGACAAAGAAGAACTCGACAAGCATGGTTGGCAACCGTTTCCTTTTGTGCTGAAGTCAGATATTACCACATATCTTGACGGTGACGGTGATATTGGTCAGCTGAAGAAAAAGAAAGCCTATCACGAAGAAGCAGCCAACTTTTGCGTCAACGTGATGAAAGAACTCAACAATCGCACATGGCAACTCAAAGAGTTCATCGGTTGGGAGAAGTTCATTCAGGGGCAGCATTAATGTGTGATGTTAGAGTTGAAAAACTCAACAACATCTATGTCAAGGTGATTGCCGAGGCAGGCATTCTACAAGAACTTGCCGACTACTTCACGTTCGAATCTCCTGGACATCAGTTCAGCCCTGCTTTCCGCAAGAAACACTGGGACGGCAAGACTCGACTTCTCAGCCTGAAGACTAATCAGATCTACGTTGGTCTTGAACGATACATTCGCAAGTACTGTAAAGATGCTGGCTACAGCTACGAATATGACGGTGACGAGAAGATCTATCCTATAGATACCAAGAATATTGCAAATGCTCTGTCTCTGCCAGAAGATAAGCAACCAAGAGACTATCAGCTGTTTGCTTCTAGCTTTGGTCTGACGATGAAGCGTGCAGTATTAATCTCGCCTACAGCTTCAGGTAAGTCTCTCATCATCTATCTGATGATTCGCCATTTGTTAAACACAGGCAAGAAGCGAGGATTACTGATAGTTCCTACGATCAACCTAGTTGCTCAGATGCACTCTGACTTCAAAGAATACTCAATCAACAACGGTTGGGATGTAGAAAAGCATTGTCAGAAAATCCATGGTGGTCAGAGCAAGATCGCCGACTCTGATCTAGTCATCTCTACTTGGCAGTCAATCTTCGATATGCCACAAAAGTATTTCAAGCAGTTTGATTTTATCATCGGTGACGAGGCTCATACGTTTAAAGCCAAGTCTCTCACTGCTATCATGACCAAGCTGATCAACTGTGATGTGCGTATTGGTACTACAGGAACTCTTGATAATAGCGAAGTCAATAAGCTAGTGCTAGAGGGTTTGTTCGGTCCAGTTCGTCAGATTATTACAACAAAAGAACTGATTGAACGCAAGCAGCTTGCAGACTTCTCTATCAAGTGCATTGTGCTCAAGTATCCTGAGGCTATTTGTAAGTTGACAAAGGGTAGGACTTATCCAGAAGAAATGGACTTCCTAGTATCATATGAAGAACGCAATCGATTCATTCGTAATCTTGCGATAAGTCTTGAAGGAAATACGCTTGTATTATTTACTTATGTTCAGAAACACGGTAAAATACTAAAGTCGATGATTGATGACAAAGTTCTTGGAAGAAAAGATGAACGCAAAGTCTTCTTTGTTTCAGGTGCTACAGAGGTTGAGGACAGAGAGGCTGTGCGTCGTATTACTGAGAAGGAAAACGACGCGATCATTGTGGCTTCCTACGGCACATTCTCTACTGGTGTCAACATCAAGAATCTTCACAACATTATCTTTGCTGCTCCAACCAAGAGCAAGATCAGAAGTCTACAGTCCATCGGACGTGTGCTGAGACTTGGTGATAATAAAGATAAGGCAGTGCTATATGATATTGCTGACGATCTTCGATACAAAGATGAAGTCAATTTCGCATTGAAACATTACGAAGAGCGTATCAAGATCTATAGCGAAGAGCGATTCGAGTTTAAAACTACTAACGTCCGATTAGGGCAAGAGGATAAGTAAAAATGTCAGAAGAAAAAGAGATCAAGTTTGTACGATTGAAGTCTCCTTATTGCATGGATCTAATCGGCTTAGTAACCAAAACAGCATCTGGGGTTAGAATCTAGAACCCAATGGTTGTAGATATCGAAACAATCTTTGAAGAAGGTCGACAGATTCTAATGCTTCACGAGTTCCTTCCTCAATCGATTGTAGAGATGAAAGAGGTTGAATTTCTAACTGCGGAAATATTCTTTATCTCTGGTGTTAAGAGTTCTTTTATTGAGCAGTATGAAAGCGCAAGTGAATACTTTTATACTGAAAAAGAAGTCAAGAGCAAGAAGAAAAAGGGCAAGCAATCTTCTGAAGACAACGTTGTTTCAATTATGGAAGCAATGATCACCAAGAAAGATAAACCAGTACACTGAGAATAATATGGCTAAGAATCACTATATAAGCAATAAAGACTTCCTGACTGAGATGATCAAGTATCGTCAGGCAATCGCCAAAGCAAAGAAAACTGGTGAAAAGAAACCACAGATTCCGCGCTTTGTGGCTGAGTGCTTTATGAAGATTGCTGAGAATCTTTCTCACAAGCCAAACTTTCTATCGTACACCTTCCGCGACGAGATGGTCGCAGATGCTATTGAAAACTGTGTGATGTATGTTGACAATTTTGATCCTGCTAAGTCTAGCAATCCATTTGCGTATTTTACGCAAATAACATACTTCGCCTTCCTAAGACGCATTCAAAAAGAAAAGAAGCAACTATATGTCAAGTACAAGGCAACTGAATCAGCTGGTGTACTGGATGAGTTTGAACTTAATGAGAATGAAGATGGAACATTCCGTCAGTTCGAACTTTATGAGAACATCTCAGAGTTCATCGAGAACTACGAAACAGCTAGAAACGAGAAGCGAGTTGCTAAGAAGATAGCACTAGAAAACTTTACGGACGAAGAATGAGTATTGGTGAAAACTCGATTTTTACTAAATAAAGGTGTAGTTCGCGAGACGGCAATCTCCAACTACTCTAGTAACTGTAAAGGAGTATACCAGCATGTCTATTTATACCTATTCTTTCTCTAAGAATTTATCTGAAATCTTGGATGTTGAATTTATTGAAACATCATCACTCAGCGACCAGGAATTAGATATAATTCCTACAGATAGCGTTCTAGGTGGTACTGATTATGTTTCTGGAATGATATGGATTACAGATGGAAAAGATTCATCATATATTGATCCAAAAGATACCATTCCAGACGGATGGTGGAAAGGTAGGACTATGGATCATATGTATAAAAATAATCCAGAAAAATGGAGCGCAGTTTGTTCTGAGAGCGCAACAAAACAATGGAAAAATAATCAAAAAAGAAAAGATAATGCTTCTTCTAAGTTTAAAAACACATGGAAGAATAATCATGCGGCGATGGCTGACAAGGCAAGAAAAAACGGTAAGCATGGAATGTTTGGAAAATTAAATCCTGCGGTTTTACTTATAGAATATAATGGAGTAGAATACTATGGTTGGCGCGAGTTACAAGAAGCAACTGGTTTATCGAAATTTTTGTATAAAAAATATTATTTAAAAGGGATTAATCCAATACCAAGGATTGGTAAAAATGGTCCTGTTTCCAAACCTATAACTTTGGACAAAGTCCAAAAAGGAGGGTCTCTATGAAAA